GCACCTTCAGCGGTGACAGCAGCCGAGGTCGTGCCGCCAGTAGCGTCGCGGGTGCCGCAGGTGAACTGCTTGATCGACTGAGACATGTTGATCTCGTCGAAGCCCAACACGCCCACGCCCATCATGCCGTTCTTGAACTGCTTGCTGATGGTGTCGGTCGGGTTGAACAAGCCCTTCATGCCTTCGACCAGCCCAGCGTTAGCGGCGGGGTTGACGGTGGCGTAGCGCGGGTTCATCACAGCGGCGTTCTCGTTGAGCTTCTGCTGAGCTTGCAGCAGAACCAGCGAGGTGGACGGCGTGGTGCCAGGGGTGCCGACGGAGTTGCCAATCGTCTTAAAGGCGTTGGCCACATCGGCGTCGATGCTGGAGGCAAGCTGGCTGATACGAGGCTTCAGCACACGGTCTGCGAAGTCGTCCAACTGCATCGTCAACTCGGCGGACGTGAAATTCACGCCGATGTGCTTCTGCGAGGCGACCGTCAGGGTCGTGAACTGCTCGTTGTCGTCCTGCACTTGCAGAGCGGCACCGTCAGTCACCAAAGCGCGGTCCGGCAGGCGGATACGCAGGGTCGAACCGATCTTGGCACCTTCAACAGCAAAGCTGTCGTCGTACTGACGGTTGACGTTACGGGTGAGTACAAGGTTGTTCTCGAGGATTTCGAGCGCCTTGCGCGTGATCATGTCAATGGTAAGAATTGAGTTAGCCATGATGGCGTCCTTTCAAATCAGCGGTTGTACTGCGCTTGCAGCTTTTTCATCTGGCGTTGGCGGTCAGCTTCGATCCATTCCGAGGTACTCATCGTCTTCACCGAACGCGGGTCAGAAGGGCGACAGTCGTGAGATGCGATCTGCTTCTTTCGGGTTGGCACCAAGGTAGTAGGCTACATCGGGGCCGACATCGGAAGCGCGGATCGTTTCCGCCATCACTTCGGTGATTCGCAGGTTTGGGTTGTAGGCGACTTGCTCGAAGTCGTCGTACTTGCCCCTGGCCTCTTCCTCACGCTCGTGATAGGCATCAACGATAGCGGCCTGTGCTTTCTGTTGTTCCCGCAGCGCAATCAGTTCTTCGGCCTTCTTGACCGCCAACGCCTCGGCGTAGGCTTCAGGGGACTCAAACTGATCAACTGGCGGAACTTCCTTCGGCACAGCTTGCTTTACCTGCATTTCTGCAAGTCGAGCCTGCTGCTCTCGTTCCCACTTTCTACGCTCTTTCGCAAAGCGTTTGTCGATGATCGAGTCAAGTTCGGCCTGCGTGAACTTGCGTTCTTCAGCAGTCTGTTCTTGAGCCTGATTCTCGACGTCTGCCGGCAAAGTCTGCGCGGGCTCCGGGGTGGCCGTCACCTCGGGCGCTGGCGCGGAGTCTACTTCCGCTAAGGATTCTTGGGTCATGGTTACTCGTTAGAGCGCCTGATCTGCCGGACCAGTACGGTTTAAAAAATTATATGCCCTGCCCAGGCGTAATGTAAACCGTTGCGGTATCAGACGCAGTGCTGGCAGTGAAATACCAGTTGGGAGGGAAAGACAGAATCTCTACTGCACCCGGCAGCAAAGGAATAGCGTTTCCGCTGGAAGTGACAACAGCGGAGTTAGTACCCGCAAGAGCAGCCGTGGGGCCTGCACCCAGAAAAGCAGTCACAGTGCCGCTATTGACAACGCGAAACTGACCAAGCGGAGGCGACGTAGACGTAGCCGTGAAATTGGGCGGCGCTTGTACAGCAGACGGAGGTGTTACGGCAGAAGCAATCAGTTGCGTTGCGCCGTTTTGAAGAAAAGCGAAAGGGGTCATGATTGCTCCTTACAGAACCGAGAACACGGCCTTGTTCTTGCGCCGCGTGTAAATTTGACCAGAGAACTGGTCGTAGTAACTGATGGTGGCGAGGTGGCCGTTCAGATAGTTCGTGCCGTCCGACCCAAGCCGCGCTTGTGTGACCGTAGGAATTGTGGCCGAGTTGTCTATCACCCGAGCACCGTTGTCCTTCCGAGCCGCGCAAAAGTTGGTTTGCCACCAGCCGATCAAGCTGTAGGCCGTGTTGGCGGCAATCGTGCCAGCGTCAATTTGGGCCTGCGGAGAACCACCATCGACGATGTACAACTCGGGATTCGTCGTGTTGCCGCGCAGCGCGATGATCTCGTTGGCAGTGCCGTCGTCGAACTGCAACAACGGGCGCGTGCCGCTGACGGTCGTAGGTAGCAGCAATACCTCCACTTGCGCCGTTGTTGTTGATGCGGATGGTCGTGTTGGCAAGAACTCCTGCGACACCAACATACAGCCGATACCAGCCATTGCCGTAATTGACCGCGCCGAATGTCGTCGCACCTACGTTGACAACAGCACCGTTATTCAAGTCGATGTATGCGCCAACACCAGAGATTCTGATCGACGCATACCGACTTCCTGCGCTTTTGATGAAGCAACTGAAGGTGTAATCGCCTGCTGCGTTGACCAGCACCTTGTCGAGCCGATGCTGGGCATTGGCCGCAGTCTCGAACAACGAGTCGGCGTTCTGAGTCCCATCTGGCGAGACCGTGGTGTCTGCAGATGGAGTCAAGTTGATCGCACCCCATCCAGTGACACCCCCATTGGTGAAGTCCTGGCTGTAAGTGCAGATGTTGTTCGTCTGCCCTTCAACCAACAGGCCTCGCGCAGCCAAAGTGACTGGCGTGTAATCGAAGCGTGGCGTGTCGGCAGCGACAGTCTCAACCAGCCCTGATGCGTTCACGCGGGTGGCAGTTGCGCCAGCCCTTGTGAACGTGATCAGAGGATCGAGAGACCCGCTGAGGAAGTTCAGCGCCAGGGCTGGCGTCGTCATACCACTGCTCCAGTTGCGTCAACCCAGTTGGTGCCGTTGAACCAGATCGGTTTCCCAGCAGCAGCCAGCGTTGTGTCGAGGTACAGCAAGCCAATCTGAGCAGACGCCGTTGAGGTCACGCTCGGACGGTTCAGCGTTGTTCCGATATACGTCTGTGCGCCAATTTGACGCCAGCCAAGCGTGTCGTTGTAGACGAATATTTCGTTGGAAATTGTCGCCCCAGAGTTCCCGACGCTGAACGTGATGTCACCATCAACAGGTGCCTGCTGACCAGTGAAAACACCAGTGAATCTATCAAGCTGAACAGCGCCGGGGCTTTGGAGATCAAGCCCGTTGGTGGGGCCGTTGTAGTAGTTGTAGGTGCTGAATTTGTTGTACCCGATGCGAAAGGTAGAGGTGCTGCTTTTATCCCCCCAAATAATGGTCGCGCTTGAGTGACCAGACAGCGTGCAATTTCTCATCGAACCGGCGAGCACTGGAACGGTGTCAGGTGACAATGTATTAGCCGCAGCAATTGTCATCTCCACGCCATCCATGTGCAACTCATAGGATGAAGGAGTAGAAATTGCAAAATCAAGTGCAGTTGCCGCAGGATTGCGAAGGTGCCACTTCGTGTCTTTAATAAACAATCGCGCAGTTCCAATGCCACCGGAGCCAACACGGGTGCCACCGTTTCCAGAAATCACACAGTTTTCAATGTAAAAGTCGCCGACATACCCTGGTGTCGTTCCAGCAGTAAACGGATTAACGCGAATACAAGCTGAATTGTTGATTGTTGCGCCGACGCTGCTCAGATACGCCCCATTAATGAACCGAATGTTGGTGATTCCACCATCCACCGCTGCTCCGCCAGACACATACAACACCGACTGGCTGGAAATGTACCGGCCACCATCGAAGACGATTTCCTCGACATTGAATCCAGCCACATTGGAGCCGTCAATGTAAATTGCACCAGCGGTCGATGCGTTTTGCTCATCCACATCAGCGTTGATGATCCGCACGTTGCGGGTGTTGATGAAGTTGAAAGCGCCGCGCTGATTGTTGCGGGTCTTGATGTTGATGACCGTCCAGTTGGATTGCGTGTTGCTGCCGTTTGGTTCCCAATCAATGCCGTGGCCAAAAGACGAGCCGTTAGTGTCTCGAATTTCGCCGCCGATGATAGTGCCGTCATCGTTTCGGACAACAGAAATGCCCTGCCGGTAGTTGGCGATCATGACTGGGTTGATGACCGTGTGACCGTAACCACCAAACGCATCACCATACGCCGTGCCGAAGTACAGGCCATCCGTGCCCCACAGGTAGCAGGTCACGTTCTCGGTAAGCGTGTTGGTGCAGCCGCGATAGATGACGCCCATTGCAGCGCCATCAGCGTAGCCAAGCCCACCGGCAGCGGGCAGCGTGGCAGTCGCCTCTATTCGCAAACCTTTGACGCCAACATGGTCGCAATCACCTTGAGCAGCGCTGGCACGGAACTGGAACACGGACTCGTCCAGCGAGGCCACGTTCGGGTT